ATTAACTATTCCTGTACCGCCAGTAAGTGTGCCTGTGTAGGCTGAGTTAAGAGTGGTTAGGGTAGAACCATCAAAGGTTAGGTTAGCAGAGTCGGTTAAAAGTCCGCCAGTAGTAGCGTAAGTGACACGACCAGAGGTTAATCCTGAGTCAGTAAGGGAAGTAGCCGTTAACCCTGCTGGAAGCGTAACGTTATTGCTTCCGTTTAAATAAACAGCTTTTTCAGAAGGTTGAGTTACAAATACGTCTTTAGTACCAGCAGTAAAGTTAACTAATGAACCACTATTGGAAGAAGAAAGAACAGTAGTACGGGCAAGAGTTCCACCCGTAGCCCAAGTTCCAATGCCAACCTCCCAGTTAGGACCACCTTGGTCGGCAATTGTGTAGTAAGTTGTATTCCCATTACCAATAGTAGAAAAACTTTGATAGCCTGTAACTGCACCAAGCAAAGTTGCCGAGCCTGTACCAACTACCTGTGTGGTCTCTCTGACCCTATCATTAATGACTAATGCCATATGCTACTCCTAAAAACTGTTTAAAATCAAGAGGTCGCAGTTGTGCTGTACGTAACGCTAACAGTATCACCAGCAGTAGTCGTTTTAGCAACAGAGAAATTACCTTCAGAATAAAGCGTACCAGCAGTTGAGCTTTGTGTATTTACTGCGCCTGTACCTGTAACTAAGAAACAGCCATAAACTGTACCACCAGCACCAGTAATAGTGTAGGTAATCGCAGTTGCAGTTGAAGAGGTTACGTTAGATGGTGTAGCACCAGTAGAAGTTGAAGCGGCAAACGCGGCTGTACCACGAACTGCTGAACCACCAACTGTATAAGCAATAAACTCTTTACCGCCGCCAACCAAAGTAGTCATTGTATCTGTAGCTGCAGGGGTTAAAGAAGCGTTTGTTAAACCTAAGAATGGTCCAACTGTTGTATAAGTACCAGAAGTACGTAAGAAAGTATCAAGCATTAACTGCTTACCAATAGCAACAACTAAATTAGGAAACTCTTCAGTCCATTTTAAATTACCTTGAGCATCACGGCACTCTACGTGGTAGATACCTTCAACGCCAACAGTCTCATTTTGAGCAGCACCAGCTTGCAGACTGATTTCTGCTTGGTCGCCACAGCTTGCTAATTCTTTTTGCATAATTGCTCCTAGCTAATTCTAATAATGGCGTTAGTCGCCGTAGGGGTTGGGAAAGTTATTGTAAATGTCCCTGCTTGAGTATTAGTCTTATCTGACCCAAAATCTAATACGCAAACAGACGCATTTGTAGTGCCATTATAAATCAAAGCAGCTCTAGCAGTAAAGCTAGCGCCAGTCCAAACTACGGGGGCAAATGATAAATATGCAGTATTACTGTTTAAATCGCCAACTGGCACTTGGGTAATAGTTAAATTTTTACCGCCGGCAGTATATCCAGCGCCAGATATTTCATTGGCTGTAGTGTAAGAAGCGGTAGTATTGTCTAGAGCGGCATTACCAGTATAGAGGGCTATCTTATAGGTATAAGGGGTGCCAGAAGCAAAGTTTTCAAGCCCGCTAAGAATGTTTATTTTAAATTGAGTCGTCTGACCCTGCAGTATGGACATTAGGACCTAGCCCCGCTAACGTTAAGTTTAGTTTGGCCATCTCGGTATGCATCGCCACGTTCAAGGCCATCACCAAGGCGAGCTAATTGTTGTAAGGCTTCTTGGTATTTAGACTCGTAGTAACCAACTAAGTCTTGTTCACCCTTCATAAAGAGCATAGCTTCGCGCATAGCACCATAGAAAAGTACTGGGTCATAATTATCACCAAGCCAAGAAGTCCCTGCAGTATTAGTAATAGCTGCTACTGTAATAGAAAAACCGCTACCAGTAGAACCAAGGGAAGAGCAAGAAAGAATATCGCCCACGATATAAAAATTGCCGCCAAAACGTAAACTACAGGAGGTAACAACGCCTCCGGCGATAACAATGTCAGCAGTTGCATTAGCACCTGAACCTCCAGTTAATGAGACATTTTGGTATACCCCATTGGTATATAGCGAACCGCCATTCAAACTTCCTGTACCGGTAATTTGACCCTGAACAATGGTTGGTGGATAGTAGTAATAGTGCATTTCTACAGTGTAGTTTTGATCTGGGGTTGGTCCAAGAATCAAAGACATGTCGTTAATATTGCCGTACTGTGAGCCAAATAACGCGTAGTACTTAGGAATACCTGTAGAAGTAGGCTGTGGGTACGCTTCACGAATAAAGTTAACGTCTTTGTTTAATAAATAACTATAGCTTCCAGTAGAATCGATCATGGCTACAGAGTAATTTGATAACCAATCATTTGGTAAAGACAGGTATTTATTATTAGACGTCGCTGTGCCAGTAACGTTTTTACGAAGCGACGGTAAGTTTACGGAGTTATATATACGATCTTCAGCTTCCTGTATAAACACAGGGATAGACGCAACGAATAACTGTTCGGTATTCTCAGCGTATGCTTGGATATTGTTATATAACGTTTCGTAGTTCATCCGGGTTTACCCTATATATGACACTTAAGCCATTGGCCCACGTGACATTTTGCCTTTAGTCTGAGCTTTACCACCGCGCATTTCAATACCAGAAGTCTTAGTAGGCTTGTAGTTATCTTTGCTGATATTACCCAAAGAGATATTCATCTCGTCCATGTACTTAGCACCTTTTTCCTCTGACATAGCAGGAAGCTTTTCAAGAACGCCATGAGGCTGTGCGTATTTAGATGCAGGTTTGTTGTTAATAGCCATGATTATTTTCCGTTTGCTTTAACTTTAGCCAAGTTACGCCCCATCGATAGCATATCTGCATCGGTTTTACCGCCAGCAGTGCCACTACCAACCTTTTTACCCATTTCGATGCCAACATGTGAACCGGAATCGCCAAGGTTTTTGCCCTTAGTTTTACCTTTACTTGCTACACCGTCAGCTGCGCTTTTATATCCCATATCCTACTCCTAGTTAATTGTTACTGTTGCTACTTGCCCTTGCCCTACTAAATAGTTAGGCGTTTCATTTAAGTCATAGCCCTGTCCTACAGGATTCCAACCCCACTGCGTATCTCGGCTGCCTCCAGCTTGATATCCATACGCCGTCAAACCAGACTGCACATAACTCAAATCCCGTCTCGGTTCCCGCACTGCTTGCGGGTCGTTGATTGGATACATACCCAATTGTAACTGAGGTTGATCTGGGTCCCAACAGGTATTACATACTTTTAGCTGGTATGGCTTGGTCTTTATAATCTCAGTACGAAGCTCAACCAACTTATATCTAAATGCGCACCGATCACACTCTGCAATTGCAAACTTACCGGAAGCAAACTTATTAGGCATTAATAACCCCCAATAAACATCCTACGTGGTACAAACCGAACTGGGGCTTTTTCTCTATCTTCTTCTGACGCTAACTGGAACTGCTGCTCGTAGTCGGCTTTTAGGCCAGCAACCCGCTGAGCATCTATACCAGGAAGTTTAATAGACAAATAGTACGCCAAACCAGCAACTAAACAATTAACAAAACGGAATGGGATATCCTGAATATTTACACCATCCCCAGCGTCTTGAATACGACGCAAACGCCAATACACAAATTGGTATGGTTGCGAACCATCTGGCGTAGGCCAGACTGACACCGCTGGTAAGTTTTGAACATATACGCTTGCTCCCGAAGTATGGGCTGCTGCAGTTGTATTCGCTTGCCCACGAGCACAGAAACCAATTTGGTTTCCAGATACATAGCCGTAGGCGATAATCTCATTGTCAATTTGAATAAAACCGGCTGAAGCCAAGTTAGCTGTACTGCTTAAAGTTATGGTTGTGTCTGTCGCTGAAATGCTAGAAGCTAGCGTATAGGTACTGTTGTTTGGCTGACCCGATAAACGTTGAATCCAGACTTGAATTGGCCGACCTTGGGATAGCTTGTTTGGGATTGTTGAATAAGTAGATACTGAAATTCTGGATATATTTATATCCGTTTGATTAGATGGGCTATTTG